ATCTTCTAGTGTGCCGTTGTTGTCAATTGTAAAGTCAGCCATCCATTGTTCTAAACTCATTGAGTCTTTAGATTCAGCTTCTAAGTGCATACTTCGATCAACCCAAATACAGTAGTCAAATACACCAGTATTCTGCATCGCAAAGAATTCACGCTTGTTGCGTAGCCCACAATAGATATCGTAAGCTTCAAACATCTCTCTACCTAGAGTCGCTGCATCAGGAACATTATAATCGCAGATAGCATCATACCATTCTGCTCTGTGATTATGCCTGTCAGCATAACATTCTTCTTCACTAGAATATCCATACTTTTCCTTTAGATCATTGTAAATAAATTGTAGGCTGCAAAACTTTGAACTGCTTTCAAACGTGTATCCGTAATTGTCACGTAGCATTTCACACACAGTGTCTTTACCATGTCTGCCGTGTCCAATAACTAATAATTTGGGTTTACTCATTAACTTCTCCTAGTAATAGCTTATTATAAAATAAAAACTAGTAAATGTCAACCTATAATTAACCTATTACAAACCCCATGCCGCTTTGTCCATCATTGAATAATGTTAGCTCAATTTCTAGTTTATCAATTTCTTGCATCGCATCCGAACGTAACTGATCAGCGTTCATTGTAGTTCCACCCTGTGGTCCTGCAATCTGTGTAAACTTGCCACGTGCTTCTGCTAACATTAATTTAGCGTGAGCTAATGAATAATCATTTAACCAAGGTGTTGCATACATATCGCCTAGTAGACTTTCATCTGTTCTATAATTATAGCACCAAAGCACTGCATTGTCATTTGCTTTTAGTTTACGATGAATAATAAGTTTATGATCCTGGTGACGCCAAGTGAACATAAGCTCTGCTCCAAATAAGCGGCCCATTGTTTCTCTGCTTTGCTGTAGGAAATCAAATGTAGCTAAACTTCCTTTTTGAGAAGATCCCAATAGGTATGTTTGCATGTATGCTGACTGAAAAGGTTCAAAGTCATTACCTGACCCTGCACTTACACCAGTTGTACGTCTATATATATCACGCACTTCAATTATTTCGTCTGGGAGTGTATATTCGCTTTGGTCTTCCAAAAGTTCTAAAACAATAAAGCTTTCTTCTACTGCATTTTCACTGCGCTGTCTGTACTTTGTTAGTGCCTTTTTAATGGCCAGCTCATAGTGTTCTGGATCGAGTTCAACATCGATCATCCCTCCGCCTAAGCGAAGTTCTATTTCTTTTTGCAAGTTTGATTTGTTACTCATGAATACATTCTCCTGGAATCTCCTACTATGTATTTATCAAAGTATAACACTTATTCAAATACAAATAGGTTAGCCATTGAGTAAATCATCTGAAAGATCAACCATTAGTTTTGCATACTCTAGATCTACTTCTGAATCAGTTAATAGTAAGTTAATATTAGGGACTTCTCTATTTGCTATCATTTCTAGAAATTTATAATTGTTTTCTTCTGGATTTAAGTATGTTATACCAACTGAATCCATACTAACTGATGTTAATTCATCTGCTACATTACCTAAGAATGGATCTCTAATATCAAAGAATTTGTACTTAGCTGTATCAAATATAAAGAACTTTCTAAACACATAATTGCCAACCTTGAATGCACTTAAATGTGGATGTCTTTTTATGAGACGTCTAGCAGTATTCTCAAATAATGTTCCGGAAAATACGTAAATTATTTTAGCAACGCCTATTTTTGTAAGTTCAGAGACTGCTATATCAAAGTCTTCTCTATCTTCAAATAATACAATGTTATTAATGCCCATGCGTTGAGCAGACTCTAAAGAAATACGTCCTAGCTTATAATCAAGTTGCATATCACGTGATTCTGTTTCAGTGTTTTTGCAATCAATAATTATAGCCAGATCGTCATCTTCATCTTTGTTAAAGATTTCATATGGATTAATAAGCATCTAGAATACTGCCAGTATTACTGTTTCATCATTGAAACGTCCGTTTAGTTTTGTTTCAGTTGTCTTTAATGTCTGAAACAACTTTTCAGTCTTTGACTTTGTTGTTTTCTTGATTACTGGAAGAAATTCAGCAGTCTTACGTACTGTACGTTGTACACTTTTTTCTTCATCATATCCTAGTAAGGTTGTACCTTTGACACTAAATCCACTTCCTGGTCGCCCCATGCCCTTGGGATCAATATTATTTGCATAATACAGACCAATCTTACGGTTCTTACAATTAAATATCATTGCAACGTTTGCACCAATCAATTTTTCTGGTGGGATACTTGCGATGCCATAATCAGTGTCGCTCATTTTAAATTTAAGTTTCTTAATAAGCTGGTCTGCTGATTTCAATTTTGCTTGACGTGGCTTACGTTGTGCTTTATTTTCAACTGATACAATATCACATGCATCTAGAATACGTTGAAACATTTCAAGCATTGCTTTAATCTTCTTAGGACCAAGATGTGCATATCCTTCTTTTAGTTGAAGTGCTAAATCTTGATCTTGCTCGGATAGTTTTTTAAACTTTGCAGGAGTAGGAAAGTTAACTAGCTCGTGAATCTCATCTCGCTCACCTTGATACCATGTTTTAATTAAACGTGCATGTCCTGCTTTTGCCTGTTCTTTGCGCAATATAGTAATTGGTTCAAATTCTTTTAATGCATTCATGTCATATGTTTCTAGGAATGAAACTACAAACTCTTCAATGTCACTAGCCATTATAATACATGATTCACGCATGCGATCTTGAATAGTAGGTACGTATATACCTACTTTATCTTTGGCTTCTTCTTTCTTAATAGCAACAATTTCTACACCTGCTGAAATAGCATGTGTTATGCGTTCTTTAAGAAACTTTGACATTGGACGTATTTCGCCCATTGTGCCTTTAAGTGATACCCAAAACGTATTGTGTGGCTCGAAATAATCAGGCATGCCATTCAACATCAGCTTTGCTGTAATTGCTGCGCTAACACTTAATGCATGTGTAGGTGCAACCTTGACTGCTTTAATGTCGTCTTCGCTGTATTCATCTGGGCGGGTTGACATCCATTCTGATACTGCTGGATATAAATCAGTTGATTTAAAGTTTTCGTAATACCATGAACGATCTCGCAATTGCTTACGATGAAATTCTTCACCTGTTAGCTTTTCAAATTCTTCCCATGACGGTTCTGTAAGTTTACTACCGCGTTTAATTCGCGGTGCGCCACGTACTACTTTTTTCTTACGTGGTTTTGATATTGATTTTGCTGTTGCCATCTTACATCTCCTGTGATTACACTCTAATACATATGATATGTTACAATTGTACTTATGTCAACCTTTATTTTAACTTCCTGTTACTAAATCCAAAGAACCATTGTCTAATAGCTCAAAGTTTTCAATATAACTATGATGTGTTCCACTTTGCTCAATGCAGCTATTAGCAGCAATCCAAAGGTTTTTAACTGTACCGTCTATTGCCCAAGCACTAACTTTTGCGCTTGTCCGTTTCCCGCCATCACGCAAATCTGCGTTTAATTCTTCTATTGTTGAATCAGCACGAACATATTCATAAACAACTCTGCGCATCTTGTTGTTGAACAATTCGTAATCAGCTGGCATACATCCGCCATCCCAAATGCTCCAAACACTATCAAGGTTTAGTTCAACACGCAAGTCTTCAAAGTGTTCCGCGGTAAGAATATCTGCATCCACATCTTCAAATTGAACAAATTCCATTGCAATTGTTTCTGCGCTTACATCTTCGAATTTTACATTTGTGTTTAACATTATATGTTCCTTTTGTTTTAACTTACTTATACATTATAAGACATCTTGGTTCATTTGTCAAGAAAAAAGCGCAGAAAAGAATCCTGCGCTTTCAATGGGTTATAATTTTTCTTAAATTATTTTGCTTCTATTTCTCTTTCAAACTCACGCAAACGTTTATAAACACTTGCAAGTTCGATAATAGTTGGCCATGATTTGAATAGATATTGTAGAGATCCTTCTACACGTCCAAATGCACGTAAAATCTGTTGCATTACACCCAGTGTCATTAATCCTGCTACAATTGCCGGGGCAAGGAATATATAACCAACCAACACATTTGTTTGTAAGTATGCAAGGCGGCCAATATTAAAATACAAGTACTGTATATAGCTCTTGTAGTGAATTGCACGAACATCTTCAAATAATTCATTTAAGCTTTTTGGTCGTACTGTGCCATCGTCTTCTGCGATAACAAGTAATTTACGATACGAAGCTTCTTTCTTTTGTAAGTCATATTCAATTCCTACTAGTCGTAGAATCCAAGCTAATCCTACCATTAGTATTGTTCCACCAACAGCCCATAGTAACGCTCCTGTGACTAATCCGTATTGCCAGTCTCCAAAGAACATAATTGGAAGTCCAATTGATAGTCCAACCAATATTGGAAAGAACTCTATAAGTACCATAACACTTTCAATTAAAGCTGTTCCAAGTCCTTCTACGATTCTACTAAATTTAATAGTATCCTCCTGTACACGCTGTGCTGCGCCTTCGATTGTTCGTGCTTTATCATATACACTGTGATACCATTGTACCATACTGGCACGCCAACGGAATAAAAAGTGACTGGTTAAGAAACTGGTTGCTAATCCTAATACAATCCACAATGCTGCTAGTTTACCAAAACTATAAAGTCCGCCCATATATTCAGTCATAGTTACTGCATTTGGAGTTGCTAAAGCTTTTTGGATCATATCGTAAAATCCTCCAAACCATTCGTTAATTTTTACGTCAATTTGAACTGTAATCCAAAGTGAAGTTAAAATAGTTATTGAACCTAAGTATGCCCATAGTGCATATTCTTTAGTTTTAAAAAATTTAAACATAATTTTATCCTTATTATTATAGTAGGTTAACTACATATATAACTATTTATCATCTTAATTATATTATTCTATTGGCATAAATACAGTATATAATAGGAAAAGCACATGCCAAGACTTAGTCTCTATAAACCATACAAAAGCAATGATTACAAATTTATGGATAGGAATATCCTAGAACAATTTCTAATTGGTGGTACTGCGGTACACGTACATAAGTATCTAGGGCCACAGAATACTGATTCAGATGATCCAAGTGAACCTAACTACGGTAGTGGACTGGAAATAGACAATATAACTGGCGAAGAAATTAATCCAGAAGGTCTAATAGACGAAACTAACATTCAAGACTTGTTATTCATGGAAAACAGAGATCGTAAATATGATCCTGATGTATTTGAATTACGTGGTGTATATAATGTAAGTGATAATGATTTTGACTTAACACAATTTGGTTTGTTTTTAACAAACGACACATTGTTTATTACATTTCATATTAACGACATGGTACAAAAGATTGGTAGACGTCTTATGCCTGGTGATGTAATAGAGTTACCGCATTTACGTGATGAACTATTGCTAAGTGCTGACAGAGAAGCTATTAATAAGTTTTATGTTGTACAGGACGCCAGTAGGGGATCAGAAGGGTATTCACAAACTTGGTTGCCTCATATTTGGCGCATTAAAGTATCACCATTAACTGATACGCAAGAATACGCAGATATACTTGGTACTGCAAATGATCCTGATAGCTTAAAAAACAAAGTTAGTAGTTACAAAACAGAATTAAATATTAGTAATGCAATTGTTCAATCTGCGATTCAAGCAGATCCGTTAGGATTGCCACTTGCAGAACATTTGTTTGGACTAGAAGAACCTGACACAACATACAACCATGGTGCGGTTCTAGCAACAGGTGATCAATTTCCACAGGACCCAAATGACGGAACATATTTTGTACGTAGTGACTTCAATCCTAATCGTTTGTTTGTGTTTAGAGGGACCCGTTGGCAACGATTATATGATAATATAGACGGTGGCACAACATGGACAGATAGAACATACAATGCTGGTAGTTTCGTTGATAATCTTAACACTACTGTAGTAGATGGAAAAGAAACACCAGAACGTCAGGCATTAAGTAAAGTAGTAAGCCCTACTAAGAAAAAAGGTTTAGATTCAGATTACTAGGAACAGATAATGGCACAATATTTTTATGACAAACAAATAAGAAGATATATTCAACAATTTATTAGATTGTTTAGTGGATTCAATGTACAGATGGGCAGAGATGACACCGGACTTGCAGTAATGCAAATTGTTCCTGTACGTTATGGAGATAGTAATCGTATGGCAGCACACATTACACGTGAGAATAGTGAAAACGTTATAAACAGTGTTCCATTTA